AAAAAAAAAAAAATAAAAAAAAAAATCTAAAAAAAAAAAAAAGAAAAAAATAGTAGAAGATACTGATTTAGATGATTTAGAAAAAGAATTAGCAGGTCTAAATTAATTTATTTTTTTTTATTTTTTCTTATTTTTCTTGTTCTTATTGTTTTTTTCAAATATTTTGTCTTTGAAAACATCATATTTAATTGTGGATATTGTTGGATAAGTAGAATCAAATTTTTTTTTGTGTTTTTTTATTTTTTGTTTTGTATTTTTTTTTTGATGTACAGAACTTGAATTAGATTTAGAATCAGATTCAGAATCAGAATCAGAATCAGAATCAGACTCTGAATAGTGACCAGAATCATAATTTGATTCAGAATCAGACGAACTTGGTTTCATAATATTTTTGTGTTTTATGTTTTCTTTTTTATCGGAACGAATTGTCATATCAGGATCTTCAAAATTAAATAATTTTATATCGGGATATAACAAGTAAATAGGAGGAAATATATTTCCAAATATCTTAATTAAAAATTTTATGAATTTAAATATTAATCTTCCTATAAATTTACTATATTCCATATAAATAAAACTAACTAATAATAATGTCATAATACCTCCAATTAAATTCATAGAAGTTAATGATATTAATATTACATTTTTTGCTAATCTTCTTGAATTTGTTTCAACACAATTATTTTGTAAAATTAAAAGAGAAATAACCAATGAATCAATCAACATAAAACAATAAAACAAACTTAACAATAAATTAGACCAAAACCAACTTGCTAATACAAATAATATTAAGCAAAAAGATTTATTTGAATGTATAGTTTTAACAAAATTAATTATGTTATTAGAATAATTATTTTGGCTAAAATACCCAATACAAAAATTAAACACTATATCCCATTTTTTATCAAAGCTGTTAAATAACTTAAAATTTGATAAAAAATTATTATTTTGTTGATTTTGTTGATTTTGATGAATATTATTTTTTTTGTGTGTCATTAAGATTTAATATAATTATATATTAAAATTATAAAATAAAAAATGTAATATTTTTTATATAAAAAAATATCACTATAAGACAATATAATTATTATTAATGCCAGAAGGTCCTGAAATATTATATTGGTCAGTATTATTAAAAAAAAAATTAGCTTTAAAATATAAATTTGATGAAATTAAATCATTTACAGATAAACCGATTGTAGTTCCAAAAGATTGGGAAGGAAATGTTTTGGATACTGGTTCTAAAGGGAAATTGTTATGGTTAGTTGTATCATCAACTGATAAAGATAAAAAATATTATATGCATATTCATTATGGAATAACAGGTTGGTTAACATTTGAAAAACCGGAATCATATGTAAAATTTGAATTTATTTTATCAAATTTAAAAACATCCAAACAAATAAATTTATATATGGAAGACAAAAGAAGATTTAGCAAAATTGCTATTTATACTGAACAACAACATATTAAAATTATTTCTAAATTAGGAGTAAATGTATTTGATAGTGATTTTACTTTGGATTATTTTAGTAACATCATTAATAACAAAGATACTTTGGTAGCACCTTTATTATTAAAACAAGAAATTTTTAGTGGAATTGGAAATTATATTAAAAATGAAGTAATGTATATGGGTAAATTAAAGGCAAAGATTAAAACATCAGAATTAAATGATATTCAAATCGGGGAATTATACAATAATATTTTATTTGTTGCATATTCAAACCTTATAGAAATGCTTAAAGATGCCAATATACAAAAATATCTTGATAAATCTAAATTAACACATATGCCAAAAAAATTAGAAATACCATATGAATACAAAATATATGGAAGAGAAACTACATCTGATGGAAAAAAAGTATTTAAAATTAAAGTTGGTGGTAGAGATTCATACTGTACAAAAGAATTATGTTAAAAAAATTGATTTAGTAAATATATATATGAATATTTATTTTCTAAAATTAAAATGTTAAATGATATAAATTTTAATCGATATAATAGTAATAATAATATTGTAAAAAATATGTCACTGATAACATTCAATAGTAAATCAGAAGGTATTGATGTACTAACAAAATATTTTAGAAAATTTAAAATTCCAGAATTAAAATATTATTTGGAAAATAACGATAAATTATCAATTCCAAATTTTTTAGAAACAAATGTATATGAACCAGAAGATGTTGAAGTGAAAAAATTATTATTATCCCATTTAAAAATTGTTTTAAAAAAAATATTTTATATTAGAACCGAATTAAATCTTATTTCCAACCCAATCAGAATATCTTTTGTATCTGATTCAGTTTATTGGGATAATATATTTGTTATTAAAAATAACATATTTGTTAAATTAAAATATTTATTGAATGTATTTGAATTGATTGAATATAACCAATATAAAAATATTTCAGATGTGTATATAGATTCGGATGAAATTTATGATATTGAATTATTAAAAAGAATATCAAAATGTGTTTATTCAATTTTACAAAATTTAAATCAAAATGAATGGGTCGATTTTATCACAACAAAATTTGGTTGTGTTATTGTGCCGATATCGAATGTAGTTTTTAAAAATAAATATAATATTTTATCTGAACCAAATGTTGAATCAATGTGGGATAACATTGTGGTATATTGGTTAGATTCTGATAATATTTATGGAACTTTTAATTCAATTTATTCAACTGATAATTCTTTTAGTCCCTATTGGGAACAAAAAATAATTAAATTATCATATTCAAGTAAAAATGATACATATACGGAAATAGATTGTGTTGATATTGAAAAATATAAAACTAAATCAAAATCATTCATTTCAAACATAATTTCTAATCCATTTGATTTAAAATCAATCCAAATAACAAATACGATTATTCATAATAACTAAAATTAAAATGCATTTTAATTCAATTAAATATTTTTATGTTTGGGTAATCTTTTTTTAATTTATCAATAAATTCATAATTAGAATTTATTTTTAAAATTCTTAATGATTTTGGTAAATTCTCAATTGGAAAATTATAATTATGTGGATATGATATATCAATCAAATCATTTGGTAAATTTGTTAAATTATATTTATAATAATTTTCTGATTCAGTATTATTTGTAGAGGATGAATGTAAAAATTTATCAAATCCAAACCCATAAAAATATAAATATCTTAATTTGGAAGGAAAAACTTTTATATTTAGATTATAGTTGTCTGACAACTTTAAATACTCAACCCCAGTAGGTAAATTATTTAATTCTTTAGAATAATTTATTCCAAGAGTAATTTTTTTTACAGAAATTGGTAAATTAGATAAGTCTGAATCAAATAAGCTTTGAGGATAAAATTCAAGTTCTTCTAAACTCTCGGGAAAATATTCTAAACTTTTTGTGAAATTATTTCCAAATAATATTTTTTTTATATTACACCCATTTACAAAAAAATGGGACACTTTTTAAATAAAACAACTATAAATACTTATTTATAGTTAATTTCATGTTTTTTATGTTTATCAGAATTTTTATGATTTTCAAATAAACCTTTTGAAAATGTACCAAAATCACATAAATCACAATAATATTTAAATTCTTTTTTTCGTTGTTCTTTATTTGAATGTTCATTTAACATATGTTGTTTAAATGTCGTTTTATTTTTTGTTTCGTATTCACATTTACAGCATTTATATGGACCACCATAATCTGACCTTAGTTTTCTTTTGCCTGTTTTATGTTTTTCAGTTTCCGTATGTTTTAACCATCTTGAATTTTCATTACATTTAAAATTGCATTCATTGCAAATATATCTAAATTCTTGAATTTCCATTATATTAAGTATATAGATATTATTTTTAAATATTTTATAAAAATATAAATATTGACTTTTAATTTTTGTAGAAAAATATATAGAATAATTTTTATTTTTTATATAAATTAAAATATTTAAAAATTTATTTTCTATTATAATAATATAATGAATTTGAAAAAACCCCCTGACAAAATTGTTTCTGTTAAATGTCCATTAAAACTCATATTAAAAGATGATAAATATAAACCTTTTTTGTTTGATGCTTGTTTTAGAACTAACCAAATTGTTATACATACTTATCAATTTTTAAAATTATGGATTTTACATAAATATCACAATAATAAAGAAATACCCGAAATCACAAAAGATACAATTAGAATGGCTTTTAAGGCATTTGTTAAGGAAGGGAGAGGTCCTAAACCTAAAGGTAATAACTTAAATCAATTAAATGAATTTATTAAATTTTATGATGAACATTATAAAAACTTAGGTCTACCTAATAAATTAAATGGTGCTTATTTATCACAAATTCTTAATAATATGGCTACTGATATGAAAACTAATATTGATATTAACATTACATTACATTTTTTTAAATATGTAAATAGATTTGTTACTTCATCCTTTAAAAAAGTAAATAGTCAATTAGTTGAAAAAGCAGAACAAGGAAAGAAAGCAGAATTAAGAAAAGAATTAAGTAAAGATGTATATGAGATTAAACAAGACTTATTGAACAATACTTTAAAATCAAATGAAAAGTATCATAAATGGATAAAAACCCATAAAGATAATATATTTCCTAAAGAATTTAAAAATTCTTATGAATTTGATATACAAGCTAATCCACAAAATTACATTAAGGCAATGATTTATATGTGTGAACAAATTGAAAAAGAAGGAACTAAATTATTTCAATTCTTTCCATTAAGAACAGATATTACAATAAAACATATTCAAGTAGATACAAAAAGTTTGATTGAAATATTTATAAGAGATGATAAAAATGATTTATTGAATGATATAGAAGGAAACAAAAATAAAATTTGGAATTTAATTTTTAAACTAGATAACTCTGTTTTTAAACAAAAAAATTTTACATTTGATTATGTTATAAATACAGATTGTTATACAGCATCTATAAAAATGTTAAATAAAAATAATGTTGAAAGTGAAAAAATAAAGAAAACTAATATGAAAAATAAAAGGAATGAAAATGCAAAATTAACAAAAGACATGAATGAAGAAGAAAAAGAAAAGTTTAAAAAGAATGAAGAATTAAAAAAGAAAAACAAAGAAACTGAATTTAAATTAAAATTAAAAGAAAAGAAGGATAAAGAAAAAGAACAATTTAAAAAATTACCGAAAGAGGAACAGAAGAAATTAAAAGATAAACAAAAGGAAGAAATTAAAAAACAAAAATTAGAAAGTGGAGAAGAATGTCAATACATAGATGATTTAAATGATGCTCAATTAAAAGAATTAGATAAAAATAACTTCATTGTCGTTGATATTGGAATTCGAGTTCCTATTTATATGAAAAATAAAAAAGGAATAAGATTTAGATATTCCAATAGAAAACATGCAAATAGAATTAGAAGATTTAAGTATCAAAAAATCATTAAAAAACATAAGGATGCTAATAATATTACACCTGTTGAAAATGAACTTTCAAATTATAATTCTAAATCAGTTAATTTTAATAAATTTAAAGATTTTATTTTAAACAAAAATAGAGTTAATAATTTATTATTTGAAAAATACAATAATGAACTATTTAGAAAATATAAATGGTATGGATTTTTAAACAGAAAAAAAGCGGATGCTAAATTAATTAGAGAAATTAAAAGAAAGTTTGGTGAAGATAGTATTATAGTTTTTGGAGACGCGAGTCTTAAGGGAAATTGTAAAAAAGGAAATATTAGTACTCCAAGTACAAGGTTAAAAAAACTATTAAAAGAAAATTTTAAAATGTATAACATTGATGAATTTAGAACATCAAAATTACATTATAAAACAGAAGAAGTTTGTGATAATCTTTATCATATGGATAATAACAAAGATAAAACAAAAAGAAAAGAAAGAAAGATACATGCAGTCTTAACATTTAAGATGGAAAAAAAGCAGAGTGGGTGTATCAACCGTGATGAAAACGCGGTAAATAATATGATAAAAATAGTAAATCATCAAATAAAATATAAAGAACGGCCCTTAAAATATAGAAGGGATTACGATTTAATAAAAGGTTCCAACCCAACAGATATAACATTAAATAAACCAAAGATACAAAGTAAAATAAAAAAGGGTCAAGTGGAACAACTAGTTCTTAAATGAACGCAATTACATTTATAATAAGAAAAAATGGCACTCAAAAGTGTCCCATTTTTTTGTAAATGGGTGTAATAGTGAAGTCTTTTATTTCTTGATTAAATATTGAATCAGAATCAAAAATAATGATATTTATACTAGGTGGTAATATACTAATATCTTGATTAAATAATTTACCAAAGAATATTGTATCATACTTATTAATTATTTCTATGTAATCATTTAATGGTTCATTAAAGTAATCTGTAAATATTATTAAATTATTTCTACAAATAAAATAATTATTGTTTATTGTCATTATGTAATAAATATACTTTCTTTTTTTTACACCTTTTGAAATTTAAAATGCCGATTTTATAAGTAATTTTTCATACTAACGTCATCCAAGGTATAAAAATTTGATTATATCCCGTCGTTTAACAGGAATGAATTTGTTTTATTTCTCTACAATACTTTTCCGGTCTTCCTTTTCCATCTAGTATTGATTGAGTTATTTTATACATATTTAAGGCTGAATTTTTATCTCTGTTATGGATTAAACTACAATTCTTGTTTTCACACAAGGTTAAACCCCAAACTTCAATAAGTTTTCCCTTTTTTGTTTTTTTATCTATGTCTTTTGGTTTATGCGATTCTCTTTTTAAGAAAGGACTACAACAACATTCACAAACATTACATAATTTTGAAGTCCTAAATTCATTTATCATATAAACTTTATAACCATTATTTCTAAATATTTTTCTTATTCTTCTATTTATTATTGGCTCCTTTCCTTTCATATTGTGTTCTCCTTTATCATAATCACCTAAAACAACAATACAATCATCAGGCTTTCCAAATTTATTTGAAAAGTTTTTAATCATTTTACTTTCGGATTTTTGAGTGTTTGTATATCTATTAAACTTTAATTTTCTAAATATTTCTTCTTGATAATGTAAAAATAATAATCTATTTACTTCATTTTTCTTTTTACAATATGAAATAAAATTATTAAAATCACAAGTTTTAGAATTAAATTTAGATAGTTCAGTTTCAATTTCTTTAACTGTTTTATTATTGATTTTTTTCTCTTTATTTATTTTGTCTTGTAATTTATTATATTTTTTATTTCTGGTTTCTAATCTTCTTTGGTTTTGTGTATATCTAAATGTAATAATTTCTTCCTCATTTTCTAATCTTAACTTATTATTATCATCAACAATTATTTTAGGTTTAATTTCTTTTGAAACAGCATAATAAATATCATTCATATTGGGATCTAGACATACTATTCTTTTATTTTTAATATCATTAGTTATTTTAATATCTTCAATGTATTTATCTCTTTTTTCTAATTTTTGTTTTAATTCTCTTTGCATCTTTTGAGTAATTTCTATTGGTTTTCCATTTTTTAATTTAACTAATAATACAGAACAACCAATACCATCAGTTTTTATCATATAATTAAATTGATAATTTTTTCTTTTGAATTCCTTTTGACTAATTTTAAAGTTTTTATTCCATAATTCTTTTTGGTATTTTTCAACATTACTTAAATATTTAATTGAATTTTCTTCAATTACTAAATTTATTAATCCTGATGTATCTATACATAAATAATTTGGTTTAACACTTGTTCTTTGAGGTATAACTTGAAATAATTTAAATTGGTCTTTTTCTTCTTTTATTCTTTGTTGATTAATTTTTTCTAGTTCAACATTCATATAAAATAATGATTTAATATAATCTAATGGATTAGCACATAAATCATAATCAATAGAATTTTTAGATAATTTATTTTTTCTTAGTATGAATGGTTTATGTGTTTTAATCCATTTATGAAACATTTCATCCGATTCAAAATCATTATCAATTTTTAACAAATCATTTTTTACTTTTCTTAAATCTGCATAAATACTATTTTTAATTTCTTTAGTTGTTTCAGTGTCAAAACCTAAATTATTTATATCTTGAATTAAAAATTTAACTTCAAATGATTGATTAACAAATTTATTAACATAATCCTTAAAATGTTCTGTAATATTATTTTTAATATTTTTAATGATATCAATTGCTTCATAAGCCATAATAAAATTTAATTTAGTATCATTCATAATGTCATTTTCAATAATACATTGTTTATAATATTTATTATAAAATTCATCTAATTCAATCATTAATTGTTTTGTTTCCTCGGATGGTGGTTTTCCTTTAGTACTATCTCTAATAGTAATAGTTTTGAAAATAGCCATAATAAATTTAGTATCAATTTTAGGAAATTCTTTATTATTATCATACAAATATATAAAATAAAGATTGATAAATTGACAAGCTTGAATAACAATTTTATTAACAATATAAGTTATAGAATTAATTTTGTCTAAAAGTTTTTTAGATTTAATAATATTTATAAGTGGTGTCTTATTAACAATCATAAATTCTAATTTTTGTTTCTCATCATCAATTTCATCAAAAACCTTTTTAATTTTTACTTTAGGTTTTTCTTTGGAACTCATATAATAATATATAATTAGAAAATAAATTTTAAATTATTTTTATATATTTTTTGAAAAATATAAAAATAAATCTATATATTTTTTGAATAATTAAAAATAAATCTATATATTTTTTTGAATAATTAAAAATAAATCTATATATTTTTTGAATAATTAAAAATAAATCTATATATTTTATGTTAAAAATAATATAAAAAAATATTATTATATTATATAACAAAATGGAAGAAAACATACAAAATGAATATAAATATATATGTGAAAAATGTAATTACAAATGTAATTTTATAAGTCAGTGGAATAATCATTGTAATACAGAATTTCATAAAACAGGAAAGAGAAAAACAAGAACAGATAAAAAAGAAGTAGGAAAATGTAAAAATTGTGATTATAATACAACAAATTATACAAATATGCTAAAACATATATTAAATAAACATTCAACACGAGAAGAAAGAAAAGAAAAATTTAAGTATTATTGTGAATTGTGTGATTTTGGAAGTTTTTCAAAAGATACAATAGAAGTTCATAATAATTCTGAAAAACATAAAACTTTTATTTTAAGAAATAAAAAATAATGTCAAAGATAATTTTATATAAATATTTATATAAAATGTCATCAAAGCATAAAAGTGAAGATTATAAATTGTCTGTAGTAAAATATTACTTAAAAGCAAATAAGACACTAGATGAAGTATGTGATATATTTGGGTGTTCGCCAAGAAGTTTAATGAGGTGGATTGATAGATATAAAAAAGAAGGAAGTATAAAAAGACATAGTAAAAAATCAATATCTTATAAAATAACAAAAGAACAAGTTAAATATATATTGGAAGAATTAAGAAAAAATAAAACAATTACTTTAGAAGATTTACACATTAAAGCAAAAGAAAAATTTAAAGATTTTAATATATCACAAAGACATATTTCAAATATAATTAAGGATAATCATATATCATTAAAATTAACACACATTAGGCATGAACCAGTAAAAAGATTTGGTAAAGATATTGATATAAATAAAAACATTAAAGAATTCTATAAAGAAGTAAAAAAATATAAGATTGAAGATATTATTTGTATTGATGAAAGTAGTATAAATGCTTTACAAAATAGATATCATTGTTATAATGATGTTGGTAAGAGATGTATAATAAAAACACAATCACAAGAGGTTTTTAAGAAATATACAAGTATATTTGCCATCAGTTCAACTGGTGTAGAAGGATGGGAATTATATGAAAAAGGTGGAATAAATGTTGATAGATTATATAATTTTTTGGAACAAAACATAACTTTAAAATATAAAAATAAATTAATAATTTTAGATAATGCCAGTTCTCACAGACACGAAAAAATAAAAGAATTAGTAAATAAAAATAATAAATTATTATATTCTGTTCCATATCAACATTTTACAAATTCAATTGAGGGATACTTTAGTTTATTAAAATCAAAATTAAGAAAATTAGAAGGATTAAAATATAATGAATTAAAAAAAAATATTAAAAAAGTGATAAAAGAAATACCTAAAGAAAACTATAAAAATATATTAAAAGGTGCTTATGAAAGACAAGATTTTTATATTAAAAAAACATCTAAAATTAAAAAGTATAAAAATTATAAAACATAAATTTTGACGATAAAATTGAAATTTAAAATCGGCATTTTAAATTTCAAAAGGTGTAAATAAAAAAATATAAATATTTAATAATTTGATATAATTAATGAGTTCAAATAATATAATTCAAACAAAAAAAAATAAATTAGAAAAAAAAACCAAAACCAAATCTAATGATAATTTTAAATTATTTAATGACCTTGAATTTATGCAAGATAATGATTTTTTTGATAATGTTTTAAAACAAAATGTTAATCATAAAAATAAAAAATCAGAAAAACAACTAAAAAAAAACACTATAAATAATGAGAAAAATAACCAAATACAAAAAAAAATAAAAAATAAAAAATCAATTAAAATTACCAAATTCTCAAATCAATTATCTTCTTTAAATCCAATTATAAAAAATGAAGTAATTTGGTATTCGGATGAATTGGATTCTGAACAATTAGAACTGAAATTTAAAAATAAATCCAATAATAAAAAATCCAATTTTGATAATGATTTTGTTGATAATACAGTTGATACTTTAAATAATATGCAAAATGAAATAATTTTAAATTCGGATGAATTGGATTCTGAACAATTAGAACTAAAATTTAAAAATAAATATAATAAAAAACAATCTGAATATAACGATGAATTAATTGAAAAGAACATATATCCATCGATAAATGAGGAACCTGATTGGAATAACTCTTTAACCACAGAAAAAAGTATAAACAAATTTAAAATTTATTCATATACTGAAAATGTTGAAGAATATTTTACTTCACGTCCTGAAGTTACTTTGGTTAAAAAAAGTTATAGAAGATTTATTGATAGTAAAAAATGTATTTTAAAAAGTAAAAAAATAGATTCAAATGTTTTTCAATTAGATTTAAGCTGTGACCAAAATTGTTCATCATTTAAATTATTTAATAATTCATTTGCTTCATCTCATGTTGGTAATTTTAATTTTGTATTGGATAATAAGACATATAATCCTGAGGTTGTTGAGGTATATTTAAATAACATTTTGGTTAAAAAAAATTATTCCGATATAATTAATAATTTATCAGACAAGTATGGTGAAATAAAACCATATACCATAGTTGAACCAACATACCCACTAACACCAAATACTAAAATTATGATTAAAATAATTGACCCAAATCAAATTGATGATGTTTATTTTAATGTAGTATTGGAAAAAATTGACTCAAAAATAACCAAATCTGCATATATAACTGAATTAAATCCAATGGAATTTATTAGTTCAACACATGAATTATTATATGAAGGAATAGAATCTGATATAATAATAAATAATGAATATGGATATTATTCTGATATTTATTTCGTATGTGAAAATATTTTGGAAAATATAAGCACAATTACAATGTGTAATACTGATGTTGTTTTATTTGAAAATGTACTTCCAATATTACTTGATTATAATAATAATTTAATTTTATATACTTTAAATGTGGGTGGTAATTACATGTCTGGAATTAAGATTGATGGTAACAATTTTCTTAAAATAAAATTAAATAAATTAAACCCAGATTCAAAAGTAAAAGTATATGGAAATAAACTATTTATTATAAGAAAATAAGTATTTTTATGTTATTAAATATAGTATTTTTTATTATATAATAAAAAAAATTGAAATGTAAAAAAATTGAAAAAAAAAATATAATAAATTAATTTAAAATTATATTATATACATTAATATATATACAATGAGTTCTCAAAAGTTTGCTATTGGAATTGACTTAGGCACTACTTACAGTTGTGTCGGTGTTTACAAAGACGGGAAAGTAGAAATTATTGCCAACGACCAAGGCAATAGAACTACACCATCTTGGGTTGCTTTTACTTCTGAAGGAGAAAGATTAGTTGGAGATGCTGCTAAATCGCAAGCATCAGCGAACCCCACTAATACTATTCACGACGCTAAACGTTTAATGGGAAGAAAATTTAATGAGCCTGTTGTTCAACAGGAGATTAAAACTTTTCCTTTTAAAGTCGTTGAAAATCCCAAAACAGGAGGTTGTTTAATCCAAGTTCAATACAAAGGTGAAACAAAATCATTTACTCCAGAAGAAGTTTCTGCAATGATTTTAGGTAAGATGAAAGAAATTGCTGAAGCTTATTTAGGTTCTAGTGTAACTGATGCGGTTGTTACAGTACCTGCATATTTTAATGATGCTCAACGTCAAGCAACCAAAGATGCTGGTATTATTGCTGGTCTTAATGTGTTACGTATTATAAATGAACCAACTGCTGCTGCAATTTCTTATGGTCTTGATAAGAAATCTAAAGAAGAAAATGTTCTTATTTTTGATATGGGTGGTAAACGTCAAATTCTGCTACCTGAGGTGAAACTCCTCCAATGTTGTTAAACAATTTAATAATATTGAATTCGGTGTATTGCGAGAAGTTCCTAAAGTTCTAAATACTAAGTTGGTTTAGTGATATTCCAATGGCCAAATAGAAAATATTTGGGTATAGTAAAAATTTTAGAAATTAATTTAATTTAAATATTTATCAATATAAAATATCAATGAGTACTAAAATTTGTTCAAAATGTAAAATAATACATCCTGTTGAAATGTATGGATTAATAAATAAAAAATTAAAATCAGGTGAAATTAAACAATGTTTAAAATCACAATGTAGAAATTGTCAAACTCAAGTTCAAAAAGAACGAAGAATTCGACAACAACAAGAAAATCCAGAAGAATTTCACAAAAGATGGAATGAATCTTATCAAAAAAGAAAAGACAAAGAACGTGAATTGGAAAAAATAAGATTAAGTAAACCAGAAAATCGTGAAAAACGAAGAGAATATATAAGAAAATATAAAGCTGATAAACGTTTAACAGACCCTATGTTTAAGATTAATGAAAATCATAGAAAAAGAGTTTGGAAATGTTTAGAAAAAAAAAATAATTCTTCGAAAGAATTATTAGGCTGTGATATTGATTTATATTTTAAATGGATTACATTCACAATGTCAAATGATAAGAACATGAATTGGGATAATTACGGTAAATATTGGAATATAGACCATGTTAAACCAATATCAACATTTAATTTATTGGATGTTGATGAAGCAAAAAAAGCTTTTAATTGGAAAAATACATGGGCCATTAAATCATCTGAAAATTTCAGTAAAAAAAATACCGTAATTAATGAACATTTTATTGAACAAAAAAAATTACTTGATATATTTATGTTAGAAAATAATTTAAATAATTAAATGGATAATTCGCAACTTAGTATCTTGGTGACAAGATAAAAGTTCAGAGACTAGATAAAGTAATCTTTATTTTCTTTTGAAAAAGAAAGTGAAGAAGAAATATCCACGAGTGCCGAACGTATATTACATTTTTAATATATGAAGATATAGTCCGAACTATGGGGAAACTCATAGAAGATAGGATAAAGAGCCTATCGATAACAAAAACAATGTCAATTGGGAACTTTTGACGTTTCACTTTTAACCCTTGATGAAGGAATCTTTGAAGTAAAGGCAACTGGTGGTGATGGTCATCTTGGTGGAGAGGA